AAATGTGCTTAACGAGATGATTAAGGTTAAGATCCAATCTAGTCATGCTCCTGTCTTTGGAGTTGACTTCCATACCTTGGTCATGATGGTGACAGGTTCACGTCATTTGTTTTCGACAAAGAACTTTCTGTCATCCGTCTTTCCTTATACTGATGCCTCTGTTATTACTAAGCATCTTTGGAATATTCTCGAAAACACTTTTCTGCTTCTTGAGGACTTGTCGCGCTGCCAAACGTTTTCCCAAGCGTGCGTGGCATTTTATCGAACTTTCAAAATTCTTTTTGGAAATGAACCTTGGATATACAATTTTGCATCTAATTTCATTAGACTCGTCCAGAGCGAGTGGAATAAGATCGACATCCAGGGGTCAACCTGCGAGATGTTTACTACTCTTTCCCAGATAATATCCGGAGCCAAAATGGTCGTCGAAGGACCTATTCTGGAAAAACTGGGGAGGGTCCTCCAGTACTTACTTTCGTTCTCAGCTTTCTCGGCTTTGAACATTTGTGACTGGAGTGATGAAAGTAGTTTTCAGCTCTTCCGAACATTTTCTCACACTTTGAAGAAACAGCCTTTGAAATTTGGCAAAGACTTCTTTGTATCTATTCTCGACCTCGTCGAGTTTTTGATCGACAGAGGAGTTGTTTTCTTCAAGAACCCTGGCAAGGTTTCAGTGTTGACTTTATTTACCGATAGGCACCATGGGTTTGACGCCTGGTGTGAAGATGTTCGAGTTCTCGTGCAGTTGCACAGAAGGTGGACGATGTCGGACAAGCAATTGAACGTCACCGAGTTTAAACACCTTTTGCGTTCCACTTTGACGACTGGCAAGGAATTTGCCAGGGTTGATACCATATCGTCAACATTCCGCACGCTTTATCAGACACATATGTCCGATTTGTATATCATGGATCAGGCAATTGTTGATGCCGAGCGTGGTGCCGGAATACGAGAACAACCTTTTGGTATTCATCTTTATGGGTTTGCCGGAATTGGTAAAACTGGCCTAATCCATTTTATTCGTGAAGCTTTTGCTTTAATTAGCTCCGAAGTGCACGAAAAACTGGATGGATCCTCACGGTACATGTATTCCCGGACTCAATCAGAGTTTTGGGATAACTATGATTCGTCACAGTGGTGTATATTGATGGATGATCTCGCCGAAAATCTTTTTAGAGATAAGGGCGATATCGATCAGGGCATAGAAGAGTTCATCCAGCTCATGAACACTGTGCCTTTTATGACTAATCAAGCCTCTTTAGAGCGCAAGGGCCGCGTTTTTGCGGAGCCCAAGCTGGTGATGTCAACATCAAATAACCCCGATCTGAATATTCAAGAGACGAAGTTTTGTGCAGCTGCATTCTGGCGGCGGTACAATTGCCGTGTCCATGTAGAATTAAAAGAGGAGTGTTCCACCGAGTTAGGTTTATACGACCACAATTTGGTGCAAGAACGCATTAAACGGGACCCACTCTTCTTTCCCTACAAATTGACTGTCGAGAAATATCGGTATAGACACCAGAAGCTCACGCCACGACAACTAGTTGTTTTTGAGGACGACTGTGTCATAACCGAAAGGGAAGACTTTCTCCGTTATTTATGCGGGCAAATGAAAGATCATTTCCGGAAAAATGCAGCTATGAGCGCAAGCATCAGTTCTAATTCTGAACTCGAGTTTTGCGCGCAATGTGAGCGTATTTTGTGTGAATGCACTCAAGTCGTGGAGGTACAAGGTGACAGAGCTCGCCCAAAAAGCAAGCCTGTTTTCTCTATCCTCCATATGCTGCCCTTTTTCTTTTTCTTATTTCCGGGGACAGTTTGGTTGGGTTTCCTTCTCTCAAGCTGTGCACTATGCCACTTGTTCTATCGCATGTCGATGAGCCGGTGGTGGCAGTGGTTTGCCATTACAATTGGCCTGTTGGCCTGCAAGGGCATTATAGCTGTTGGGTATCTACTTCAGTACGTTCTGGAGTGGATCCTGAGAACCAAATTCACTGAAATTCCCCCGGAGAAGGTGAAAACAAAAAATGTTTGGCCTGGGCACTGTATATGGAATTACTTTGTTCAGACAAACCGACATTATGTTGATAAATGCCGGCGCAAGACGCAGAAAAGCCTTCATTGGCTCGCGCGAAAGCTGGATTGGTTTGTTAAATGCGAACTGAAAGTCGACGCTGTCGGATGGCAATATTTACAGTACGCCGCATGGGGTGTCGCTGCTTTGATTGCCATCAGAAAATTTACTGACACATTCCTCCGTGACAAAATGAAAGTTCAGGGCTCATATGTTTCGAAGCCCAAGCTTGCGGATGAAAAAGTTAAGAACTACTACGAACATAAACCCAATGCTTTGATTAGTGGCGATTTCTCTCACTTGACGAAGTCTTGGAATGCGCTCTCGCGTGATCAGCTCGTAAATATCCTTGGCAAATATGTTGCCGACGTGACTTTCTACGCCAAGGATGGGGCTCACAAAGCCCAGTTCTTTAACTTATGTGGTCAGTTATGGATCACTTCTATGCATCATTTCAAGGGCCGTGAGGTCACTCATTTTGATATGACGATGTTTGATGCAAGTGGTCCACATCCACAGCGGAGAGTGGTGTTAGATAAGAAAACGATGCGAACCTTTCCTGGCTCTGATTTGGCGGTAATCGTCATTAAAGATGTTCCAGCAGGCAAGCACGACTTGAAGCACCTACTTTGCGATGGAAACATTCCAAATTTGTCTCTTGGTTTCTGTCTTAAAAGGCAGAACGACGGAGGTCTCCATGTTGTTAAATTAGCTAATATTAAACCTGTCGTTTTAAAACCCGACAGTGAGCTTTTACCGCGCACATACACCTTTTATCAAGGAACAGTGACGGATGGCAATACGGAGGCAGGAGACTGTGGAGCGCCTATTTTTGGTATGTCTGGAAATGGACCTGTGTTGTTGGGTCTTCATACATATCAAATAAACGAACCCGGAAGGAATTGTTATAATGGGTGCGTTGCTTTGACTAGAAGTGACATTTGTTCCAAAATGAAGGCTTTTGACAACGTCTTCTTGGTGCAGGGTGGTCAAGTCAGTAATGTTGGAAACGACGAAACTGGCAATCTTCACGTCAAGTCTCCATTTCGATATTGTAGTGGTGGTCACATTACGATATACGGGTCTTTCACGACCCGACCCACGTTTACTTCAAAATCGAAGGTGGGAAAGACGGCTATATACGACCAGGCTATGGCGCTCGATTATATTCAAGATGAATACGGACCTCCAGTAATGAAACACTGGGAACCGAAACAGATCGCGCTAGCAGATATGCTTGGGACGGGTTATGATCAGCACCCGACTTTTTTGTCCAAGAGTGTTGAAGGCTTTACGCAGGACATTCTGCAGGCTTTACCAAAGGACGAACTTGACTTGTGCGAACTCTATGATCGCGAGCTGGCCGTCAATGGATACCCGGGGACCAACTTTGTTGACCCCATTAAGATCAAAACATCTATGGGTCATCCATACAATAGACCGAAGACCGAATACTTGATCTTCACTTCCGATGATGTTTACACTAGGAAGATTGAACTTACACCCGAAGTTTCCAAGGAGGTCGATGATATAATGGCTTGCTATCAGGCTGGGAAGAGGTACAATCCTATTTTCACAGCCCACTTGAAGGACGAGCCAACATCCCTTGAGAAGATCAAAAAGAAGAAAACCAGAGTGTTTTGTGGGGCCCCTGCGGCCTGGGTTATAGTTGTCCGTATGCATTTATTGTCATTTGTGCGACTTATGCAACGCAACCGCTACGCTTTTGAGACAGCGGTTGGAATAGCTGCCCATTCTAAGGAGTGGGGCAAGCTTGCGGAGTACTTACGAAAACACACCAAGACCAATTTTGTCGCTGGTGATTTCAAAGCTTTCGACAAGAAGATGGCCCCGTGCTATATTTTGGCGGCTTTTCGCGTCATCCGTGACGTATACGCCGCATCTGGTATATCTTCTGAGGATTTGCGTATCATTGATTGTATTGCACATGATATCGCATTCCCACATGTCAATTTCTTTGGCGACCTGGTTATGTTCTGGGGGACAAATCCCTCTGGACACCCACTGACGGTCATCATTAATTCTCTGGTGAATTCCATTTACATGAGAATGGCCTTTTTAATTGCGGGCCCCGAAAACTTGGACATTCGCAACTTCCAGAAGTGCGTGTCCACAATCAGTTATGGTGACGACAACGCGATGGGCGTTCACCCGTCGGTGCCGTGGTTTAACCATACCACAATCGCTGAAGCTCTTGCAACTATTGGTGTCGAATATACAATGGCCGACAAAAAGGCCGAGTCGGTACCATATATCCCGCTGTCACAGCTCTCGTTTTTGAAGCGTGAGTTTATTTATGACCGGGAGCTGGAGAGATGGATGGCCCCTTTAAGCCATTCATCGATTTGCAAGATGTTGACGAAATGCCTCCGTGGTGCAAACTTTGACCCCGGTGAGCATTCTATGGCAGTGATAAGATCTGCTATGTTCGAGTACATTCAGTATGGACGCGGAATTTACGAGTCTCGTAGGAAGGACTTTCTGCGCATATTGGATGCTCAGCTGCCTGAGCTTGACGATTTGAGTATTAACCAGTGTGTCGACAACGCTTGCATTGACACCTGGGATCAGGCAATTGAGGCTCTCGATAATTGAGAGTTAGGACCGTTTTCCCCTCTTTGGGCATTTCTGGGAAAAACGTATAGATTAAAATGTCTTTTTGTGCTGAACTAATTACACGACCAGTTTATAAGTTAGCTGAGGTTCTCTTCGGAGTTCCAAAATGCGCACGCGGTCATATGCGAATTCAGAGTGATCATATTTCTAATATACCCTCTGCCACTATTCGTGAAGCGAAAGCTGGGCCCACTGAGGTGGTGCCCAACTCAGCACGCACACAGGAAGCTGTAAGTCAGAAGACAGAGCAGCAATTAGGTTTTATCGATGACGCCCCGGAGGCTGTACTCCGCTTCAATCCAGTGGAGGATAGTACTTTCATGGGCGA